GTAATTATTCTTTGCTTAATGTTCTTAATTCCATTTTTTATGGCAATATTTGGTTAATATTATTTATCTTTATATTTACCAATACCAAACAAATATTCAAACTTATCACGCAACCAGGTTCCTGCTTTATCACCAGCTTTAGAAACAGGATTATCAGTAATAGCCTTTGAAAGAGCAGAAGAAGGAGAAGTACCAGATTCAGAACCAAGAATAGAAGCAAAAGCACTAAAAGCATTATTAGGATAATTCTGAGCCAAATACTTTTGAGTTTCACTATTCAGATTCGAAGCATACTTACTAGCATCGGCATGAATGCCGGCCTGCTGGATGCCAGCAGCTGCTCCAATCTCTGCAACAATTTTACTCATCTGAGTATACTTATCAGCAACAGCAAGATTATTGATAGCATTGAGATTCTGTAACTGAAGTTTATTCTGAGTATCAATGAAAGTACCCAGTAGGTTAACAATAGCTGAATTAGCACTAGTATCGACATCGCCTTTGGCACCAGAGGAGGTAACACCAGAAGCAGTAGCGCCGGAAGTAACAGCAGCACCATTGCCGTTAAGAGCTGAAAGAATTGGGTTAAGTCCTGCGGCTTGAAGGTCTTTAACTTCTCGCTGATGGGCCGTATTAGACATGTACTCTTGCCAATTACGATTTTTAGCAGCTTCTTGAGCATTGAAAGCCATAGCTTTAGCGTTCTGCTGCTCTTGCCATTCACGCAGCGTAGCAGCTTCTTGAGAACTTCGAGCGGAGTTAGCATCAGCAACACCTTTAATCTGAGAAATTCGGTATGCACCATTATTCATGGCACTTGTTAAGGCCTGAGAGGCCGTCTGAGCGGCTCCAGTAGCAACACCTGTAGCAAGACCAATAGGATTCATAAAACCTCCTAGAAACGACGAGAGGGGCCTTTACGGCCCCTCTCTGATTTTAGTGATGGTCAATCAGACCGGGGATGCTATACATGGGCATCGGACGAGTAGTGCGGTTCTGGACATAAATATCACAGAAAAGCTGATTAGAGACAGCAGAGGTCACAGCCAGGACACGATCAATATTGGACTTGTCCTCACGAATCCAGGAATCAGAAAGGGAAGGAAGGGTATCATAATCGTCTGCCAGGTGCCAGACGTCCAGGCTCTGAGCGAAGCTGGAACGCATCTCACCGGTAACACGATTAGGCTTGTAGCGGTAATCAGCCCACGCTTCCTGATAACCAAAAACCTCGTCATCCTTCTCATTGCCCTGGGCGTAAATCTCCTTGTTCTTAATGGCCTGTTCACCAATATTTGCAAACACGGGCCAATAATAGTCAAAGCGGTCACGCCGGGACCACATACGTTCAAGACCCTGCTGATAGGTATGGTCATATCGGGCAACCATCACACCAATAACAAAACCATGCTCAGTAAAAGACTTGGTAAAGTCATAGTGAGAATCCGTAGTCAGAGACAGGCCAACAGGGGTACCCTGGGGTGTGCTGCCATCAACAGTAGCGGACTGCTGGACAATCTGATTGACGTTAATAGGAATACGATTACCGCCGAGGTACTCAGGACGCTGGAGCCGAGCATCAGGAGAAGTAACACCAAAATGAGACTTCAAAATCTCAATGTACCGAGTACCACCACGAGCATCACGCTCATACAATTTCTGAATCTGGAAGGCAAGGCGCAGCTGATTAATAGTTGCACTAGCTGCATTACCATCTGCAATGGCCCAAAGATTAGTAGGCTCAAAAGCAGTTCTATAAGAACCTCTAATAGAAGTATTAAAGTCCAAAGCACCAGGTAACTCACTTACAAAAGCTTTAAGAGAAGGATTATCAATAGAAGTATCAGGATTATCAATAGAAATACCACCAGTAGATTTCACACGTTTATTCTGCAAATTACCGAACAAACCATAACCACGTACGTCATGTACATCACCAGTAGCCATAACAGGGTAACTACCAGCTTCAGCAACTGGGATAGTCACATCCGGTCCTTTCTGCGGAGAGGGAAGGGCAGAGGTGAAATAATCGTGATACTTGCACGCAACGTAAGGCTTGCCACCTTTTGCCACATCGGTGACAAAGGTGCCGGTATTGACGCCCTCGACAGTGGCGTCATCAAGAGGAATGACAAGCGGGTCCTGAAGGTTTTCATCTCTGAACCATTCGTTCATTACCAGAGCATACGCACGAAAGGGCAGCGCATTAACAGAAAGATTAGGCACGCCAGTAGGGATGCCAAAATAGTCAGCAATAGTTCCAACAGCGAATCCAGTACCAGCTGGGCTTGTAATCTGGGGCACTTCGTACTCAACTTTCGGAATCCAGGCACTTTCAGTATTCTCACCGTTAAACTGCTTCCAGTGGTTCCAAGTGAGACGATTAGGCACGAAGAAGAAATAGGTATCAACATAGACATTGTCCATCATGGGAGTAAGCATCGTCTGGAGCCGGATAACCTTCGAGGTCTTAACCTTAAAGGTATCGCCGGGAAGAACCTCGTCGACAAAAAAGGGAACAATCTCACCGACATTAAAAGAGGTCTTAACACTAGCAGACCGGTCAAAAGTAGAACGGGAAATATCGATGCGGGTCGGATTCAGAGCAAAATGGGATTCAACATTACGATTCATTCGGTTACCTCCTCAGCTGGGGCCGGTTCGGGTTCGGCCTGCTGCTTAATGCCGGCTCTCTCAAAAAAAGAACCATCGGAAAGAGAAGCCATAAACTCGGCAAAATTATGGTTGAACTTTGCACGAACGTCGACAGGGAACTCATTGAACATCGCTTCACCGCGATTTACCGTGTTCAGCAGCTCAGCGTAAGTAGTCGGGAACTCAGTAAAATCGCCGTACATACCTTGAACTTTCGAAAGGACATCAACCTCGCCATTAGAATAACGCTTCAAAAGGACATGAATATCACAGGAATCGGCGAAAGACTGGATAAAGTCGTAAAGGTTTTCAGTGCCTTCTTCCACCAATTGCACCCTACCAGCTTCATCATATGAAGCCCCATACTTAACTTTAATAGGATTCCCCGGATTGGTGAAAAACCTTTTACGCTCATGGAATTGTGTCTTAAACTTCTGCATATTCTCACCTCTCAGAGGACAGAGGTTGCGTCGGCGATGTTTGCAGGCAAACACGCCGAGACCTCGCCGGTCTCGTTGTCAAACTCACCGATGCGGAACAGGGAATAGTCCTGGGGGTGGGAGTTCATGAGGGAGCCGGAGTTGCGAACGGCGTGCTCAAAATTGCGGATGGCAGCAGGGTCATTCATATCGACAGTAGGGGAGAGAAAGCCAGTCTTGGCGTCTCGAATTGCGTAGATAGGAAGTTTCATAAATTTGCCTCTCTTTCATTAATAGCGAATCGGGAAGAATCGACTTTGCCAAAGATAAAGATAAAATTTCCAACCTGGAAAGAAAAAACAGCATCAACCATTAAAACAACCTCACAAACACATGCAAAATCTCTTTAAAATCAGGAACTTCAGAAACAAACAAATTTCTAGCAATCAGATAGTCATCACCATGAACAACACGATAATCAGGTTGGTCATCAATATTAATAAAATCAAAAATATAAACACTCATAGACGGATACCTCCACGGAAAATAGTGGGATTGATATTAATTTTCTTGGAACGTGCAGCAGTGCGCCGAAATACCTGGTTATCTACTTTGCGGTTTCTTTTCTTTCTCATTCAAGTGGCCTCCTTAAAGATTTAATTTGTCGCTCCTTGGAGCGTTCTTCGACTTCGAGCAAATGTTCGGGAGCAAGTGAGGTTCGTTGTAGTTTCGCTTTCTGCGCTTCAACTGCCATCTTCTTACGAATGTCTTTGATTTCCTGCATTCTCTCAGGGTTTTCCAAATCAAAAAGCTTATCATAGTAACGAGGAGGGCGAAAACGTCGACCGCCTTTATCGGTAGAAATGTTAATATACTCATGGTCATAAATCTCCGGATGTTCATCATAGTATTGCCGGGCAATGCCAGGCTTTCGGGACATCAACGTGAACTCTGGCTGGATATTAAAATTCGTATAGAAATCAGCCTCAGCACCTTTCAGCTTCTTCATGACATAACGAGCAGTGTAAGCACAGGTCTCCCAGGTAACCTCAGCTACAACAGCAAATCCAATAGGTTTACCATCTTTATCACACCAACAGGACTGTAGGGAAGGGGAGTTATAATAAGTGAAGCCCTGAGGGCTGCGCTTATATACCTGAAGGTCATCGAGATGGAGACCGAAAATAATAGCGTGGTAGTGGGGGCGAAAGGTCGTGCCGCCATACTCGCCGGACATGAAAAAACGGATATGGTCATTAGAGAAACGCTTGCGCAGCCGTTTCATGAATAACTGGAAATCACGCTTTACCAGGGTGAGCGAGGTAAAAGCTTCGCCAGTCTCTGGGTCTGAATAATAGGAACGAGGAACGTGCTCATCATCATATGTCAAAGTAACAAAAAACGAAGAATCGTGATACTGTAACTCCAACATACAACGATTTGCCCATTGCCGGGAATAATCCAACCGGCAGCCGATACACTGACCACAAGGCAGTTTCTGAATCAAATCTGGCGGAACTTTAGAAATATCCTCGAGCGGGCCAACAATACGCATGGACTTTTTGCCATTGATAGTCAAGCTATTAGGGTTTATAATAGCCGTTAAAGGATGGTAACAAGCAATACAAATCACCTCCAGAGAGGAGAACATACGGACAGACCAGTAATTGAACAAAATAAAAATTTTGTTCAATTTAGGGGA